TGGATCTCGTGAGTTAGCATGCACTGCAGATGCCTGCGAAGTCGTGGACTTGAGTGCAAGCTAATGATAGAGATACCGATCAATGACGACTATATGAACCGTGCGAGGGAAAAAGCTTCTACTGTGGGCATATTGCAGGGAAGTATTACAGGTGGCACTAGCAACGTTGTAGGTGCGATAGGTGAGTTAGTCGTTGCTGATAGTATTAATGCAAAGCAAATAAATACATACGATTATGATCTAGTTAAGGATGGGATGCGTATAGATGTTAAGACTAAACGTTGCAACACCAAACCGTTACCCAACTATGATTGTTCTGTAGCGTTGCATGGAACTAAACAAGATTGTGATGCGTATGTGTTTGTTCGCATACTTACAGATTTAACAAAGGCTTGGATTCTTGGTGGCATATCCAAGCACAACTTTTACAAAGAAGCCACTCTGTACAGAAAAGGGGATGTCGATTTAGATAACGGCTATACGTTCAAAGCCGATTGCTACAATCTACGCATAGATAAGTTGAGTCCTTGCCATGAAATCAAAAACTAGAGCAAAATTATTTTTGTTGGAAGTATATTTAAATAAAGAGGGGAATGTTGAGATGAATTACGAAGCAGTCAAACCTGACGATCTCGAACGAGAGTTGAATACTGGTTTGCCTATGTACAGTGGCACAAGTCAGGTTGCATCACTGCTTCGTTATCTTAGGAAGTGTGGTGATGATATAATGAGTGGATCACGGAATTATATTTAAGACTTTCTCATAAGCTTAAAATCTTCGCCTGATATTCTTCCGTCTTTGTTTTTATCTAATTTGTTTTGGCCGCCAACAAGTTTGCCACCATCTTTTTTCTTTTCAAACTTCTTAATAGCTCCACCAAGATTGTAACCCATACCAAACTTCTTTTGGTCAGTCATCATGCCCATAGCATCTTGTGACTTGGGTGTCATCGTTTTTTGTGATTTATTTTGTTCGGCAAGTCCACCCATCATCATGGGTTTACGTGGCATAGCCATACCCCCACCATACATATTAGATTTACGTTGTCCGTTATTATACTGTTTCATTTATTGTCTCCGTGTTGTTGGGCCGCCTTCTAAAATTTGTCTTCCTTGAGAGTCAAAGAGGAATCTTCTATCTTCAAACTTCTTTTTGAAAGGATCAAGGTATCCTTCTTGGTATGATGTAATCTCTGGTCTGTTTATTAAGTCGTACTCAGTAAATGTAAAATTGTGTGTGTTTCCTAGATCAATAGAAACTTTACTAGCTTGTTCTTCATTGACGTTTATGGCTTTTGCTAATCCAACACCCATCAAATTAAAAAACCTTTTCTCGTCATTTAAGTCTAGTTTTTTACCTGACTTCACCATTTTTAAAAACAACTGTCCTGCTTCTTCGTTCATCAAAAGTTCTTTAAACATACTGTGATTTCTTAATCTATACTGTTGTAGTATAGCTTCTGTTCCTACATATCTTGCAGATACAACACCTCTGTTTATAGAATAGAATCTACTGATGTAACTTTCTATTGAAAGGTTCTTTGGAACTCCAGTGAAGTTTGCATTTTTAAGTGTTCTTATACTTTCGTTTTCTAAAAACTCTATCATATCTTGATAAAATTTGTATTTGGTTTCACCTATTATAGATTTGACTGCATCGGCTCTAACGTTGTCACTAAAACCTATGATGTCTTTTATCTCTTGCACGTTCATATCGTATTCAGGAACTAACTTGTCACCCTTTCCACCTAGTAACGTCATTCTTCCAGTTTTCTCAAAGACTTGATTATCTAATTGAGTTAACAATACATTTTCTAACGCTTCGTTTACTTTGTCTGCAGGCACTCCACTATCTCTCATAGCTTTTTTTACGTTTTCTATACGAAGTTCACCTCCTCCTAGAAGTGCCTTTAGTAAATTGCCAGAATCCATTTTGTCTGCTGAATAAACTTTAAGAGCTTGTATGGCAGAATTTTTTGCATCAATTATACCTTTAGCTTGACCTTTAAGTTCACCTATCTTTCTTTCTAAAAATCTATCTGCTAAAGCTTCACCTTCAGTAAACAATTCCTTTTTAATATTAGACGGTGCATATCCAAGTTTGTTATCTATTATTTCGTTTAAATCAACTAAACTTACTTCTTTACCGTTTGCATCAACCCCTCTGATATTAGCGTGAATGTTTGTTATTTGATCTTGCAGTTCGTTGTAAGTCATCTTACCTTCTTTGTACTTACCTATCAACCACTCAGCCGATTTCAATTCAAGAGCTTTTTTGACAGCCATGCCATCTTCGGTGCTAATGTCAATACGATGAACTCCAAGTTTTTCATTGAATGTTCCAAAACCTTGATTTATTTTTTTGTTAAAAACATCTCCTTTTGTTGCAGGATCAAAAGACGCTATCTCGTCTAGGTCAAACCATGTTAACGGATCGTTTTTGTAAGCAACTCCTATTGGAAAATCTTGATCAGGTTTCATATTTTTTCTGCCACCTTTTATGCCTAAACCTAACCACTTGCCTACAACATCGTTTTCGTAATATCTAGTCATGTGATTACTGTATCCTTGATCAGCTTCTTGCAAAAATGTTGAAACTTTAACTCGTCTACTTCCATCGTTGATAAACAAATTACCTATATTCGTTCCATCTTCTGTTCTGAAGTCACCAAATTTTCCTTTAACATTAGACATCAACTGCGAGTATGCTGCTATTTGTGTTGCGTCTTCACTGTTTTTAGCTCTGATTAACATCCTATTTACACTATGTTTTAGTTCGTTTAATTGATCAAAATTTAAATCAATAGTGCTAACTCCTGCTGTGTCACTTATATATTGTAACACTTGCATTTTTTTTGAAAGACCCTTTGTAAATTCATATCCATCGTTTTTAGCTTTTTGAAACAAGTCATTAACAACTTCATTTATACTATTAGCACCTGTGCCTGCCTGTATCTTTTGAAAAGTTTCATCTCCTATGTTTTCCATAGCTTTCAATAATTTGTTTCTTTTAGATTGTCCTATACCAGTGCCTGCAAAATCTTGTAAATCAATCACATCCATGTTTTTAAACAAATCTTTTATTAAATCATTTGCAGTAGTTTTTACACCTCTTCCAACAGGAAGTCCATTTCGTGTTACAAACTCCGTTTTATCAAGAACTTTGTATGGTTGTCTTGCTATATTATAACTTCTGTTTTTAGAGTTTTCTAAAAGCACAGCAAGTAAATTACCTGCTTTACTAAAAGTTGGTATTCCTTTTTGTTTACCTACTATCTTAACTTTGTCATCAACTCGTGTTGCCACCTTTTTTATTTGGGTTAAAGCATCTTGTAAATTGTATTCACCATCTATTTTTCGCACGGCTGTGGTTATAGCTTTTGAAATAACGCTAGATTTGTCTCTAATGTTTTTAACATTGTCAGCTAAATCTTTCATATCTAATTTATCAATGCCAACTTCGTACACACTTTGTAACGCACTATCTAGTTCCATTACTTCATCACCGTTGGCCGCTAGATACGCATTGTTGTTACCTTTTATCATAGCATTTATTCTTAGTGGTAAATACCTCTCAATAGTGTTTACGTCTGCATTTAACTTATTTAACCTACCAGTTCCAAGTTCAATCGCACCGTTAATTAGTTCATAAAATTGATTTACAGCACCACTGTTTTTTACATCATCAGGCAGATTAGATATGTTTATTGAAGCGGCCCTCAATTCATTTATTAGTTTAACTTTTTCATCTGCTACATTTTGTAAGTTTTGTAAATTACCAAAAGATCTCAAGTCTTTTGTATTTATGTTTAGTCTCTCTGCTTCTTCTAAAGTTTGTAGTATTGTTAAACCAGTTATTCTTGAAAAACTTCTTTTAACAACACTTTCATCAACTCCTGCTGATATCAAACTATCTTGTAAATTAGCAAAATATCTTATACGAGATAACACTATCTCTCTAAACTGTGGATCAAATGTATTTAAATTTCTAGCCATCTGTTCTGCAAGATCAAAAGTTTTTCTCTCTTTTCGTCTATCATCACCAAACGCTATGTTCGTTCTAAACCAATTCATAGTTGCTCTGAATGTTCGTGTTTGTCCATAGATAACACCACCAACCATTCCTATCATCTCTGAAATCTTAGGATCAGTATTTATATTTTCTCCAAGTTGTCCTGCTGCGGCCGATCCTACTATTATGTATTTGTTTTGACCTGCTATATCACGTATAAACTTAGGAGTCTGCTCTCGAAGAACTAACTCTCTGTGATCAAATATACTTTTTTGTAAATCGTCTCTTAATTCATTTAGCTTTTTAGAGTCTGCAAGTGATAAAGGGGGTGATCCAAAAGGACCTATTCCTATCTTTCTTTCAAATTCTAGTAAGTCTTGTTTTTTCTGTTCTATCAAAGTGTAGTTTTCTAAAATAGCAGGGTTTCTTCCTCTGTTCGCCATAGTAGCTTGTCTTATGTCCATGCCTGCAGAAAACCTACCACCGTTTATAAAACCATTTATTTTTCTACCAATAGCTCCTATCAAGGGTATTTCAAACGCAGGACTAATTAAATCAGAGTTTAAAAACTGTTTGTTTCTCATCTCTTGAAACATCTGTAATATGTCATCATTAGATCTGTTTTTATATATTGGATTCTTTTTTGTTTTTATTGCAAAGTGTCTAAAGTTCGCTATCTCTGCCTTGCCGTATAGTTTTTCTATTTTTGCAAAGTACGATCCGGGTATTAAAACTTCACCTGCCACTGCTGCAGCTCGTGTTGGAAAATTAGAGAAGTCGGAAGCTAACGCTTGAGCCGTAGCTAAATTAATAACTATACCCTTCTTTGCAAAATGATCTTGTATTATTGATGCTTGTTGAGGTAGAAAATCTTCTAACAATTCGTCTCTGCCCTCTGAGCTTTCTATGATCGTTTCTCCAAGAGGATCACCTATTTCAATTCCCTTACCCACATCTATACCTGTAATGTCTTTGATGGGATCTACTGGTAACAAATTAGTTTTGTCATACTCTTGATTGACTGCATCAAAAACCTCACCTGCTATAAACAACGGAGCTTCTATAACACTTCTAACACCATTTCTGATATACCCCCTTGCATTAGCATAGTCATTAAACGCAGGTTCAAGAACTTTACTGTCAAAGAACCCCGGCTCTGTACCCATTCTGTATTTTATTATGCCATATCTACTTCGTGGACTTACACCTAATTTTATTAATTTTTGATTTAATCTGTTGATGTATACAAGTTTACCTCCAACTTCATCTAAAGGGAAACCTGTCAACTCTTGTATTTTTTGGAATATAGGTATGCCAAACACCGTTACAGGATCGTAATCTTTTGGTGCTTTTAAGTATTGAGCCAAACCTATTTCAAACGGTATTGGTTGTGCTTTATTAGAAGCGTCAACTAGATGAGTTGCTTGTCCTTTGTTTAGCTCGGCTATTCTAGAATCATAGTCCTTCGATGTAAACGGAAGAAACCCCTGTTCTAAGGCGTTAGGACTTTCGCTTTTGTAGCCTTTGAAACCCATTATCTCTTTTTTTAACTCATCGTTGTCTGTGGGATTAAGAACAGTCCTTACGTCAATGTACGGCGTTACTTGCCTTTGATCAATAAATACTTTTCTTTCTACTTTATCCATGACTCCGGGAATGAAGCTAGGTTGATATTTCTCAACAACCTTCTTAACTTCTTTGGGTTGGTTTTTTAAAGCTTGTCTAATGTCTAGTTTATCTTTTGGCGTAGTCTTTAATACAGTTTCACCAGTGTCTGTAGGCAACGGTTTGAAACCTAACTTCTCACCTTCTGTAAGTTCTTTTTTGACTTCAGGACCTTTTATTTGTGGTTCGGACATTAATTACCTCACGATGGTAGTGATTTTAAAACTTTGTTTGTTAAATCAAATTCAAATTCTTTTTGAAGTTCAGGAGAAACTGGTTGTAATCCACCTCCTCCAGTTGCGTCTGATCCTATTGCTTTACCTTTATCTCTGATGTAATTAGCTACAGTTGTGCCTGAATCTATTTTACTTAAATTTTGTACACTATAACCTTGAGATGTAGCTAAAAACTTATCAGCTTCTAAAATAAGTCTTGCTCTTCTTTTCTTTTGAGGATCTTCACCAGTCACTCCTGCTAAAGAAGCTATGGCGTTATGATAAGTATTTAACCTTCGTAACATAGTTTTTGCAGCACGTATGGTAGCAAGTTCATTTTGTGGCTTTGAGAAAGGTGTAAAGTTAAAAGCTTTCAGTATGTTTTGAACGTCTTGGTCAGATATAGTTCTACCACCTGTGCCACCCTGTATGGCTGCGGCAAGTTGATATGCAAGCATGAATTTGTGAAAGTTACGTCTTGCAAAATTTCTTGCCTTTTCGTCTGCCTTACCGTCTTTAGTGGCGTTCATTTGCCTAACGATTGTTTCTAATTGTTCTCTATTATTAGCTCTTGCTTCTGCTTCTTTTTCTTCTTGACCTTTGTATTTTTCTGCAGTCTCTGTATTATCATATACAGATTTAAATTGGTTTACTCTTTTTAAAGCACCCCCAAGAACTTGTTCATAATTGTATGAATACGCATCTTTTATTGTAGCAGGTCTACCTAAAGCTGCATTTATCATTCCCATAGTTTTATCTGCGAGAACACCAAAAGTATAAAGACCATCATCCACATATAAGTAAAGTTGAGCAAGTCCAGAACCTTCAGGATACAAGTTACCCTCTGCATCAAAGTATGTACCTTCTAGTTGATCGGCTTCGGCTATGGCTTGACTGGTTGCCTTTGCCATGTCTGCTGATGCTGCAACTAATTTATCTTTTCCCTTTTGTTCTTCACCTCTTTTAAATCTGTGTATGTTGTTTAAAGTTATGTCAATATCTGCACCTGCACCTCTACTTAAAGCTATGTCCAGTATGTCTGCTATCTTATTTAAATCACCCATACCTGCTGTTCTTATTTGGTTAGATAATTTCACTCTATACTCTTGGCTAAACAAATTTGCTGTTGAAGCTCCATCAATAGTATACTTAGGATTCATAACTGCTTTAAGCATTTGAAAACCCTTTACAGGTATCTGCTTACCACCAACAGTCAAGTTTCTTGAAAACTCTTTACTATTTATGGTATTGAAAAATTCTAACGCAGGTTGATTTAAGGCAGGAACAAGATTTCCTGTTGCAGGATCTACAGCGTCAGTGTATACCGTTAGTTTATTTTGAAGTATGTTACTGTAGTAATCTACCTCCTCTTGATTTTTAGCTAACTTGAGTACAGACTCGACTGCCTTTCGATGTGATGCGTTGGTGTATGTTGTTAGTATGGGATAAACAATAGGGTTTCCATTAGGTGTTACTATATTCTTTTTAGTTCCTATAGTTTTACTAGGCAAATTATTTACTTTATTTGCGTAATCTATTCCTATCATTTTTTGAGTCATCTCACGGCTTATCTGTCCTGCTTGTCTTTTTTGCAAGTATTCTGCGTAAGACATTCGCATACCATCCACATCTACTTTCATACTTGCTAATGCAGGATACCTATCAATAAATGAGTTAGGACCTGTTGCTAAAGGTATGTAGAATTTTAAACTAGGAACACCTGCCATACCTTCTTTTTGATATTCTTGCAAAATAATTGACTCTAAACCTTGAGCTATTTTATTAACTTTCTTTTGTTCTTTGTAAAAACGATCTGCATAGACGCTATTCATAAGTATATCAGTTACTTGATTGTTTGCTTTAAATAAAAATGAAGATCGAACGTCAGGTTTTCCTACATCTGAGGGAGCTTTGATGTTTATAGCTTTACCGTACGGCCCCTCAAATTTAAAAGACGCAAGAGTAAAAGCACCTGCATCGGCATCTTCCACAGAACTATTTTTTGCATTTTTATCAGTAGTTTCGTATGTTACCTTGCCATCTTTTTTAGTATAAACATCTAAAACCACGTAACCTCTACTCTCTAATTTACGTTTTTCTGATTTCCAATCACCTGTTAGTTCATATCCAGTGGTAGGCAAACCAGTAGTTTTGTTTATGATATTTGCATAATATTTTGTTATTTCTTTTTCTTCTTTATAAAATTCTGGACTTATCGTTTTTAAAATTGTTTCATTAAATGCTGTAAAAGAACCAACATCTGTTGATCCATCATCATATATTTTAATATTTCTTTCACCAATCGGTATCGCACCTAATGTTTCTATATCTTGTGCTTCTTCTGTTGTTATTACTCGTTTAGCAACTAATTCATCTGTAGTTCCTGTTTCTCCATTTATGGTATAGACAGTTTCTACTTTTTCTTTAGTTACTTCTCTTTTCTCTTTTTCCACCTTTTCTTTTTTTAAAGTATCTTTAATATCATAACGTGTTGTACCATTTTCAATTATTTTATCGGCTCTATACCCTGTGACAGGTTTTTTAGAAGTTTCTTTAAAATCAAGATCTAAATAAACAGGTTTTTGTGTTTTAACAGATTTTTTTTCATCAAACACTTTGTCACTAGGTAAACCCATTTGTTTAGTTTTTTGATCAAACTGCATTGTTCTGAAGGGAGTATCTGCTCCCTCTGCTTCTTTTAAGGCAGCTACGCTACTGTATTGTGTAAATGTTTTTTGTGATTGATAATACGCTATCTTTCCTAATTCAGGTGATTTTGGCATTATTCTATTTAAGATCTCTGAGGGGTATAGTTTAGTGCTACCAAAACCTTCTTTAGGATTGTAAGTGCCTATTTGCACCATACCTTCTTTTTTGTTCAAGTTTCCATGAACTATGGGTTTTTGTTTATTTGTGCTATCAAAAAACACACCTTGAGGTTGATTGGCTAGTTTTTCATTTAGAGCAGCTTGCCGTCTCTTACCTGATGCGTATTTTTCGGATGCTAAGAAAGCACCAAGAACTAAAGTATCTATGCCTGCGAGTACTGCCATTAACTAATTTCCTCTTGTGCTAAAGGTTCATTTTCTGCCATATCTTCATCTTCCATCATATCTGCTTCAACTGGTATGTTGTCAGGAACATCAAGAAATGATTGTGACTGCTCTATTTGTGGAGTTGATTCTTCTTCCTGCACCACTTGTCTTAAATAAGATCTCATTCGCTCATCTTCATTGGCTTCTTCGAGGACAGCGGCAAACATGGCAGGATTTCTTTCCTTCATTATCTCATAAAATGTTTGTTCATCCACTCCTTTTTCGTCAACGTTTTCAGCTTTGTTTTCAACAACAGGTTCAAAACCATTATCTTCGGCTAATCCCATAAGATATATGGCGATAGAAGGCTTTATTAACTCTGCAACGTCTGGCGAGTAGTACCCCTCCATAAAACCCTTGAAGCCTATTTGTGTAACTAACTCTTCTATGGTTATGCCTGCAGCCATCATTCTTACCATATCTCGTGGAGTTGTTCCTCTTTCCAAACCATCCAAAACAAAGTCCAAAGCTTCATTTGGATCTGTAAACTCTGGTGGTTTTTCCCATTGCCACTTGTTTGGTGTGTCTGTAAGTGAATGACCGGGAGGTGCTGATAAAGCTTGTATCTTGTCTAACATTTACTGGGGCCTCGTAATTTGTCCTCTTTTTAAAGCAGCCAACTGTAGTGATGTTCCTGCTTGTCTTATTTTTCTACCTTGTAGCCTTCTAAATCTTACTACATCTTCAGGGGTAATTCTATTGATAAAGTGTTGCTTTACTTGTGGCTTTGTTAAATTTTTTGTTATTCGATCGGTGTTTCCTGTGTATAATAGGTTACCACCTCTAGAAATAGGATCAAAACCACCCGGAGGTCCTACACGCACCTGACCTAGATTTTGTGGTATGCCTGCAGACTTTGGCATGTTTCCATAATCAGGAAGTAATTTTTGTTCAATGGCAGTTTTTGTTATGCCTGCTGCAGCTTGACTTACTCTCTGACTGCTAAGATAATCTCCTATAGGTTGACCCATAAAATTCATGTCACCTATTCCTGATATATCATATAAGTATTTCGCACCTCTAGATACAATTTCTGGTGCTATTGCTGTAAGAATTGTTCCTAACATTATTTACTCTTTACGTTGGTCTAAATATATTATCTATTGTTTTCAGTACAAGAAATTTGTTAAAATTATCATTGTAGTTCGATGCGTTTTCAGATATAGCCGATGCCTGCATCGCTGCATTATGAGATCTATCCTCTCTGTTTTCTGATATTTTCATATTCCAAGATGCTTGATCTCTATATAACTGCCACAAATCATTCAAAGCTTGTTGTCTCATACCTGTCAATCTTAAAACATTCTGTCTGTTAGTTTCGTTTTGAGATGCTGTGTTAGCAGTGTTTATACTTCTTCTCCACAAAGTATTTGATTGATCTATTGCAATTCTCATATTTGCATTAAACTGCTCTCTTTGTGCTTTACTTTGATTGTTAAATATTTCTACTGCATCTGATTGTGAAACATTATATTCTTCTAATGCAGATAGTCTATTTTTTGTAGATGTTTCTACTTGTGAACCCAGTTCAGCAAAAAACTCTTCTAATTCATTTTCTGATTTTGCGTTGAATTGCAAAGACGCATTTTGAGCTGCTCTGTCAGATAACAAAGCCTGTACTTGTGATTGAAAATTAATTGTACTTGACTGTTGTTCGTTTGTTAGATTTTGTAAATCTAGTGTTAAAAATGATTTTGCATTGTTAACTGCTGCAGTTTGTCTGTTGTTTAGATTAGCCATGTCCATAGAAGCCACGACTGTTGCGTTTTGTATTGCAGCTTGTTGTGAGTTTGTCAAGTTTTGTAATTGTAAAGTTGCGTATTTGTTTGCGTCTTGTGTTGCAATAGCAATACCTGACTCCATCATGGCTTGTGTGATTGCTGCTGAAGCCATGCTAGATGCACCCAAACCTCTTTGAGCCATTATTGCTGATACTTTACGTATAGCAGGAGATGCCCATGCAGGTAATTCTTCTCCCTCTTCGATGCTTTTGTACAAATCTGCAAGTTGATATTTTACAGTGGCTTTTGGATCTAAGTCTTGTGTGGCTGCTTGTGCTAAAGAATCAGGTGATGCTTCTCCTTGTGCGGCCTCAAATGTTGAGTTTGGTGATAGTTCACCCACTGCGGCATTTAAATCTGCTAAATCACCTGCTGTGGCTGCTTCGTATGTTTTAGCAGGTGCTTTTTTGGTAGGTGTTTCTTGATCAAACTTATCTAATTCAATCGTATCTACTTTTATATCTTTTGGGTCAGTGAGAAGATAATCTTCTTTCGGTTTAACTAACTCTTCTTCTCTGACCTTTTGAGGTTCAAATTTTATAGTTTCTTGAGGTGCAAGAGCTTGTTGTTGAGCTTGCTCAGATTTTTGCTTTATGACCTCTTCTTGTTCCGTAAGATCTTTTTTAACCATTGTTTGTCTTTCTTGTACTGGTGCTTGTGTTCGTGTTGCAAAATAATTAGTTGGAACTTGTACACGTTGACCATCTTGTCGATATGCATAAATTGCACCTTGTTGTGGCATAACAGCAGTACGAATTGCTGTAGGTGTGGGATCTTTTTGAAGTAATGTTTCACCTTTTTTTGGGGTGTAGAATGTTGTTTCCACTATCTATTTCCCATCAATACTTTATCGAGCTTATCCTCTAATCTTCTTAGTGCATCCATCAACTCATGCACATCATCTTTTACATCATCTTTACGTGCATACTCTTCTCGTGTCTTATTCAAGAGTATCTGTATTCGTTTAACTTCTTGAAACATTTTGTTAAATGCCCAACCGAATGGTACAACGACCATAGTCAGGATTATGTTCCAAAATAACATTGGGTCAATGCTTTCCATTCGCTATCTCACTAAATATTCATGCACTGTATCAGATATTTCTCTCATCTTAATCCATCTGTCACCAACAGTTTGTCCAACATTAACTCTAAGTTTTCCTACTAATCCTATAGCACTGAACTCTTTTCTTTTTAATCTTGATACGTATGTTTTACTTTCATCAAACGCTGAATTAAGTTTTCTTCTTGTAAGTTTATCTCCGTTTTCAAATTCAGATGTAACCTTTGCATCTTTAGGAACAGTAACATCACTCGGAATTTTATCTGTTTGATAAGTTACAACATTGTTATTTTCTCTCCACTCAGTTTGAGTGTACTCTTCTCTTATATATCTGCCATAACTATCTGTTTCAAATTTGTCTTTCCATTTTTCATCTTGTGCATCTCCGAGAACTACTGGTCTTACAGAAACAACACCTATAATAGTTGCTTGTGCATCATCACTTGTAGATAACCTTATTTTATCTCCGTCAAGCACCACTGTTTTTCCCACTCTATCTTCTGAACTAGAGTTACCATCTTTCCATTCAAACATTTCAGCATAGTCACCACCACTTGAACTATAAGCACCATCAGCATGAACAGTGCCATCACCTTGAACTCTAAATTCTCTATCTGCAGCATTGTTAGTATATCCTTCATAAAGATTAAAATTAGTTCCTTGTGCTGTAACTGCAATAGATTGTACACCTCCTCCAGCATAAGAGCCTGTTGATGTTACAAAAACAGCGGCAGGGTCTCCAGTATCGGTAGTAACAAACTCGTGAAATTCACCTGTAGCACTTCTATATGAACCATCATTTGCTGCTTTAATATAACCCTCTTTTGTTATTCTCGTTCTTTCTACTGAATTCCCTGCTGTAGTTGCAGTAAAAAAACGTAATATACCACCTAAAGCATCTCCACTTCCAACAGCAGCTTGAGGTGTTATCAAAGCAATAGCTTGATTTGCTGTTGCTGAGTCACTTAAAGTAAATTCAATTCTATTTGTAGATGTGTCTGAACTTACATTTGAGCTAGAAAAATCTCTATGTAAAACTAAACCAGAAGCACCATCTGTATTTTGAATTACTAGTCCATTTCCAGTAGCAGGAGCATTTGTACCTATACCAACTCTATCATTACCTGCATCAACAACCAACATATTAGCGTTGCCATTTGATTCAACACGAAAGTCTACGTCATTGCTATCTTCGTTGATTACTGCTCCACCTGATAATATTCTTGCTGTATCACTTGCTCTTGTCATTTGTTACTCCTATTGGTTTTCCACAAATGTTTTGTAATTAGCCTTAACTGTTTCTGTCCATACTGCATTAGCTATCGCTTGAACTTTACTATCCTCTTTACTTATGTCTGTATCTGTGTGTGTCCATTGTTTCTTACCATTTGAATCTAAATCAACCACTATAGCTCCATCTACTTCTTTAGTTTTGTATATAGATGAGTATGGTTTTAAAACGTGTCTTTTCCTTGACCTACTGATTTCTGTACCATCTTCTTTGATAACTGTATCTGTAGCTACTTGAACATTCCAAGAACCCACTATCTCTATTTTTTCTACAACTTCTTCTTTTGTAATAGCCATTTTTAACTCCTTTAGCTTGTCATATACGTGCCACTTACAATCATTTGGGAACTATTTCCAAAATCTGAAGCTGCAAATTCACCACTTGTGCCACTGTTAACTCGTCTAACTCTTATTGTTGTTCCATTAGTATCAAGAACTAAAGTAAGATTATTAGTATCAAAATTACTACTAGCATCAACAAAAGAAACATAAGCTCCTGATTCTGAATCTGATGTGCTTAAAGTAGTAAAAGGTAAATCCTCAATAGTTATTGCTCCAGTTGATGAACCTCTTGCACTAAATTCAAGTCTTAATGTAAAATATACCATTCTTCCTACTTTAGTATAAAATCCAACTCTTTTTGCATAACTTTGACCTGAACTACCACCACCAAAAGCAAACTTTGGAACAAAAGTTCCCTCTTCATAATCGTCAAGCAGATTTGCTGAATTACCTGATGTAACACCAAGAAAAATTCCTGCACCTGCTTGAGGGAAACTAACATTTCCATCTTCTGACCTTATTTGAAATAAAGTTGCACCATCATCTATGACTTGAAATACTTGACTTCCTGCACCAATGCCTGTGCTTGTTAATTGAACTAGACCACTACTGGCTATTGTTATCGCATCTGTTTTAGATGCAGAACCAATGGTCTTACCATCACCTATAACTATGTCATCGCTAAATGTTCCAATACCTGTAACATCAAGTGTACCACCCATAGTAACATTGCCATCAAACGTACCACCATCTGCTTTACTTACAGTGTCTGCTACCGAGAACACATCAAACACCACAACGACCACGAGGTCACTTGCAGTAGCTCCTGTGCCTAATACGATTGATGTACCACTTGTTGCAGTGTAGTCTGCATCACCTAACTTTACACCATTTTGGTACACATCTACGAAGTTACTGTCTTTGTAACTTAAAGATGTACCCTCTGCACCTGCACCACTAAATGTGGTCTGCGATGCTGTTGCAGTGTAGGTGTGAACCCTACGTACTCCGTTAGATGGACTGACTCCTATGTATGCCATGCATTACTCCGTTGGTTTCTCAGGAAACTTAAAATCTTTATCTCTCATTGACTTAAATGTCTTTGTTATATCTCTTAAATCTTGACGATATTTTTTCCAAGCATCACTTATTGTTGGTACATCTGATAAAGTCATGTAATCTGTTCCTGCTAATAAACTATTTCTAGCTGACCTTAGATTAGCTAATTCTATGTCTGCATCATACGTTATAGCATCAAGAGCATTTTGTTCTTCACTTGTTCTATCTCTAACAACTGTTTTTTTTGTTGAGAAATCATATACAATTTTTTTTGCCATAGTTTTACCTTATAATTCATAAAAAATATTAACAGTGCCACCATCAAAATTATTATCAGAAGATGCTAGTACTCTTAATCTATCTAAAGTACCACCTAATGCAATTTTACCACCACCAAAAACACCTTGAGTTGAGTTTATTCTACAAGCATGAGATTCAACAAAATTATTACTTCCCTGATGAGCTATTGTCATTATACCTGACACTGTGTTATCGGTATCAATCCCTCTGACACCAAAACCACTACCATCTTGAAAGACACCAATAGTATTATCATTACTTTTAGCTTGAAAACTCGCTTGAGTGTAACCTGATGATGTTAAACCACTACTTGTTCCAAGTCTTACTAAAAGACCAGTATCATTACTACTTGAACTAACTTGATTAAACATTACAGTAATTCGTTTTATCCCTGATGGCAGATTTAGAAAATCAGCTTCTGCATTACCGTTAAGTGAAACTCCACCAGAATTTTCAATGGTGATAGCACCACTTACACTTCCAGTAAAAGCAAATGTATCTGCTAAGTTTATTCCTTCTGCTTGTACTTTTGTTAATGCCATTCGTTATTCCTACTCAATTTTATTTGCATCATCTCTTTGTTTGCGTGTCTTATAGTCACTTCTTGAAGTTACAAGTGCAACAAAGTCTGCTTGGTTACTTGGTATGGGGTCTGTAAAACTACTGTCGTTCATTAACTTCGTAGTCCACTCTTGTTGCATACGCTTCCAACAGTTGTTTAACTTGCCATTGATTGCACCATCCAACCAAGCATCTATGCCTGCATTGTCTGATACATCATTGTATAAATCATTAGACAGAATCTTTTGTTGTAAATCTGTTAATGTTATTTTCTTTTCGTGATTTGCCATTTTTATCTCCTTTATGATTGAGTTGTTTCACTCTTGGCTTATGCTACTAAAAATCCACTAAAATATGAATCAGCAGCCACATCTAATTGAGAACCACCGTCATATACTAACTGTAAAAATACAGTATCGTTTGCATCCATATCTACCATATAAGTGCCAACAATAGGAAAGTTTCCACTATCAGCATCAAAAGGTGCAGGACTTAAAGCATTTGAATAATTTCTATTTGAAGATGCAAGTCTAAAATTCATTTCACTCGCATCTAAATCCATTTGAACGACAGTGATGGTATATTGTATTTTATATCTTCCAGTAACAGGAGCAGTAAATGTATTTGATGCAAAGTCACTGCCTTGATCAAATAGTTCTGTATCAAAAGTAATTGTCTGTGCTGCACCACCAGCAGTAATATTATTTTGAGCAGAACCTTTTTTAATTGAAAAACAAGGTTGATTTGGTTTAGTTACAGCACCAGTAGAATCTATTTTCATTTGTATATTATTGTTTGTTGCAAACTCTGTATTGCCACTACTAGCTGTGCCAAAAACAGCAGCATATGCTGATGAACCTACAAACAACCCACCACCTGCACTACTTTCTATGCCTATAGTAGCTCTTTTTGTATCACTGTCAGAACGAAAATGCGTAAATGCAAATGAAGTACCACTATCTTTTATATCTATATTTGGATTTGCATTACTTAAAACAAGATTACCATTATTAGTTTGAGTGCCTGTAACACCAAGTGTTCCACTAACAGTGGCATTACCTGTAAATGTACCATTTGTTGCAGTCAAGGCATTATTACTCGGATGGCTTACTGTACTCACTGTTCTAAACAAGTAATATACAAAGATATTATTACCTGAGTTACTTGATGGTGCAGCAGTAAATGTAAGTGTTGTTCCGTTACTTACTGCATACGCTACAGATGGTTCTTGTATAACACCATCTACAGATACAAGTATGTCCTCATCAGAACCTACTGCATGGTCTAATGTAAATGCAGTTGTAGAACCATCACCTGAAAATTGTGTGGCTGCTTTGGGTGCTACGAATCTATTAGCAGGTGGATTACCGATGTATGCCATCTTATGTTATCTCCATTATGCTCAATGTTCCTGAAAGTTTATCTGCTACAGAACAATCTACTTTTAGTGCGTCTGTTGTTTCAAGTATAACCTTACCACCTGTTAACAATTCTAGTGATGAACCTACAGGTATGGGTGCATCTTTGACCAAGAAAGATGTTCCATTCGTTGCAGCCCTACCACCACCTGATGTATCAGATACAAGCTCTACTTCTGTGGTTACTTGAGCAGTATGTATATTTGTAAGTATGAGTCCAATCACCACTGTAGTTGTGCTACTTGGAGTTGTATATATGGTATACGGAGTTCCTGCACTGTTTGGCTCGGCAGCGAATGTGACTACTTTAAATGTATTTGCCATGTTATTATCCTAACGCTATCGCAAGTGCTGTCGGATCATCTGTACTAAATCCTTGAGCCGACATCAATGTTACTACCCTTGAGAGGGCAGCTTTTCTGTTTGTTCCTGCTGCTCCATCATCTACGACAATAAGATCAGAGGTTGTTAAATCAGCACCTATATCTGTGCCACCGTCTATCTCTAATGCAGTCAGTGCTACTTTACCTGCAGTAGATATAGTTGCAAGTTTACTGTCTGCTATTGAAGCACTTGACGCTATACTTGCGTTAACAACTGCATCACTAGCAAGTTGATCTGCACCCACTGCATCATCAGCTATCTTAGCTTGTGTTACTGCATCATCTGCAATCTTGGCAGTCGTGATTTGTGAATCAGCTATGTGTGCAGTGTCTATTGAACCGTCTGTGTAGTGTTCAGAGTCTATAGCATCATCTGCTATCTTAGCACCAGTGACAGCATCCGCTGCTAATTCAGCAGTTACAACACCACCATCTTTAATTGTCACTGCTCCACTAGATACTGCAAAGTTATCAGAACTAAATGAAGCCACACCTTTGTTAGATGTAGACGCATCTTCTCCTGCTATTGTAACAGTGTTACCTGTAGCTGAAGTGTCAATGCCCTCACCACCTGCTATAGTGAAAGTTTCACTGTCTAAGTCAATAGCTATTGTACCACTATCTGATGTAACATCTAAATCTTCTGCAGTTATCTGTGTATCAACGTAAGTCTTCACAGATTGTTGTGTTGGCACAAGAGTAGCACTGTTAGATGACATATCATCTTCATCAACAAACGCTGTGATAGTTATGCTACCATCTGATAAACTACCGTATGTAATCGTACCTGTAGTTGTTATGGCTGATGAACCGTTATCTATCGCACCAAATCCAGATGTAATTGAACCACTGTTCAACGCACCTACTGTTGTTACATTAGATAGAGTATCTAATGCAGACTCAAAATAAGTCTCGAAGTCAGTTAATGCAACTTGCTTCATTGTGCCTGCATCGTTGACCACCACTCTATCTGCATCTGCGAGTGTAGTTGATGACGCACTTGTGTCACCATCCATGATATTTAGTTCTGTAGCAGTTGATGTTACACCATCAAGTATATTCAACTCATCTGTTGTGACTGTAGCACCATCAAGTATTTCAAGTTCTGCTTCAGATATACCTGCACTACCTATTGTTAACGTGCCTGATATATCCACATTACCATTTATGTCAATGGTCGTGGCTGCAATTTGTATCTCTGTATCTGCTACAAGGTCGAGTTGTCCATCGGCACTCGAATTGATGTATATAGCTGTATCTCTGAATTGTAGCTTCTCTGTAGAAGCAACAAGTATGTCGTCACTAAACTCAAAATAATCCTCATCTTCCATCCATTTAAGGACACCAT